TATGACTGATAACACATTCATAACTAAATCAGAAGGATTACGCTGGCATTTAATACAAACAATGGCAGGTGACCAGACTGATGGTTACGGTGGTTGTCCTGGTATTGGTATCAAACGTGCAGTAGCTATCTTTGAGAAGGATGGTTATACGTGGGAAGCAGTAGTCAAGACATTTGCTGAGAAAGATCTCAGTGAAGCTATCGCTTTACAGAATGCACGGCTTGCCAAGATCTTAACCATAGATGAGTATGACTTTGAATCAAAAACCATTAGACATTGGACCCCCAATGCCGATTACGCAATTAACACTTGAACAAGACTTAAAGATGCGTCAGATAGAAGATGCATTAAAGCAAGCAGATAAGAATGATATTGTCACAGTATATTTAGCACTACAACGCCAATGTTTCGTACTTGGCAATAACATTTCACAACTAGTTAAGACATGGCCTATTCACCCGAGCACTACGGAAGCAACTGGAAAGTTGGAGACTTCATAGTAGAGCAAAACCTTAGTTTCTTCCAAGCTAATGCTGTCAAATACATTTGCCGCTGCGAATTTAAGGGCGACAAAGTAAAAGACCTAACCAAAGCAATCCACTACCTACAACATGAACTCGAAACAACAATATATGAATCAGAGCTTACTGGACCAAGCGGAAGCTTTCCGAACAGCTTACGATTTGCCAGTGACTGGGATGAGTGGGAGACCGACCCAGAAATGTTTGATAGATGAAGAGTGGAGTGAGTTTCACGAAGCCTATCATCACGAACCAGAAGAGAATCAACTTAAAGAACTAGCTGACCTTGTATATGTCTGCTTTCAATATGCAGCATCCCAGGAGTGGGACCTAGACGAGGCTATGAGGCGTGTACATAGGTCAAACATGTCCAAGCTAGGAGATGACGGTAAGCCTATCTACAGACCCGATGGGAAGGTTCTGAAGGGACCTAATTACAAACCACCAACACTATCTGATTTAATTTAATGACTACTAACTATATCTCCCGTACAGGACGGGTTCAATCCTGGATTGATGACCCAACAGGTCGCTTACCTGTTAGCTGCACGGTATTTGTAGTTGACAATGAAATGCAAGGTCCCAATGGTATTGAAGCCAGTTGGAAGTTTGCTTCACATGCTCTTAGGTTTGGTGCTGGCTGTGCCATTCACCTATCTAATCTAGACCCTAAGGGTTATGTCAGAGAGTCAGGTGTTGTTGCATCTGGACCAGTATCTTTCGGTAAAATTTATTCAACACTAAATGAAATTCTACGACGAGGAGGTATTTATAAGAACGGTGCAATCGTACTTCATCTGGACCTATGTCATGCTGATGCTAGGGACTTTGTTACTACTCCTAGATCCGAACTCCCCTGGGTCAAACGATGCATCAACATTACCAAAGAGTGGTGGGAGAATTGTTCGTTTAAAGGTGATCTCCTACGAGGAATCCAAAGCGGAGACATCTGGCTCAACAAAGTAAGACACAACGAAAAAGGAGAACGTATTTATGGAAACGTCTGTCTTGAGGTTTACCTGCCATCACGAGGAACTTGCTTGTTGCAGCACGTCAATCTCGGTGCCTGTGAGTTCGACGACATCCCAAGAGCTTTTGTTGAGGGTATGTCCGAACTGTGCACACTCCATAGCCAAACAGGTGTTGGAGAGTCTGGTGAATACTTGTCACCCGAAGTGGATAGACAAGTCGGATTGGGAGTGCTTGGACTTGCCAACCTCCTAAGGCAATACGGAGTTACATATGAACAGTTTGGTAGAGCAATAACTCAGTACAACAACAATCAACCTATCCGCTCCGCAGCTTATGAACTTGTCTCCCAATTTGCTTCAGGAATTAATCAAGCAGCCGAAGTTGCTAGGTACCATAATATGGTTCGGGCCTTTGCTATTGCACCAACCGCCTCTTGCAGTTATCGAAGCATCGATGTGGATGGTTATACTGCAACACCAGAAATCGCTCCACCTATCTCGCAGACAGTCGATCGCGACTCAGGTACTTTCGGAGTACAAACTTATAACTATGGCGACGTAGAGATTGCGTCCGAAGTAGGCTGGGAAAACTTTAAGAGAGTTGCTGATGGTCTGATGACCATGTATCAACGCACGGGACTTCTTCACGGTTATAGCTTCAACTCTTGGAGTGATTTGGTAACCTATGATGATATTTTCATTGAAGAGTGGCTGCAATCACCGCAGACCTCCCTTTACTACTCCCTACAAGTAATGGGAAATGTTCAAGATAAATCAGATGCTTATGCTGCATTAGAAGAAGCAGAGGTAGATGATTACTTGGCCAAATTATTTGAAAACTCAGACTTAGAACCAATTACATGTGACTGTCAGGAATGAACCCTTATTTAAAGCTACAACAACGTAAGAGAAAATGGACACCAGTTCAAACAGAAGCTGGTCAAGTAAGAGAAGGATCAGAAGAGGCTATTTACAGAGCCTTAGCACTACGACATATGGAGCTACCAGTAGGTGATTTTATCAAAGATGCCCTCAATACTGACGTACCAGAGATGGCACGGGAGTTGCTCATTTCCAATGTCACAGATGAGGAAAACCACGACCTGGCGCTTGGTTACATCGCCAATGCTTACGGAGTGGATAACAAAGCCGAGAGGGAAGCACTTAAGCTTAGAGAGGCGTGGACTTCGCATCCGGATCACACGATCCTCAAAGCGATGGTTGCCGAGCGTGCAATTTTCTTCGTTCTTTTGCCTTTCTTTCGGTTTAATGGTGACGCAGGAATGCGAACAGTATCAGCAGACATAAGTAGAGATGAACAAATCCACGTGGCCGCTAATAGTCTTGTATGCAGCGAGCTGGGCCTCAGTGCCTCTCCTTCTCTTGATAAGTTGAGGAAGGCAACAATTAATTGGGTGATGCAACCCCTAGGTATAAATACTGCCTCTAAATATTTAGACAAAAAATTCTGGCTGGATTCTAGTGATCGGCTTATGTATGAAGGAAAAGCTCCACAGCTTTCTGACACACGTGCTGCACGAATGCCTGCCTTCTTTGAACATAGCAATGTCAACCTCCCTTCGTACGCTTGAAGTATTTGGAATGCAGGCTAACGTCCTGCTCCAACAATTAGACGAAACCTTTCCACCAACTAACCCTAACCCCGAAGATACAATGGAAAAAATTATGTACCGTTCCGGTCAGCGTAGTGTCGTTGAGTGGATTAAAGAAAACATGGAGAACTAAATGGCTTGGGAAAATTTTGACGCAGAGATGCAGCGCAGACTAGGTAATAGTTTTGATGCTGGATTCCAACAGAAGAATGGAGCTACAGACTTTGGTTTCTACCAAGGTAATGCAGACTGGCAAGCTGTAGGTAAGTCCTTAGGCATTGGTCTGAATAATATCAACAACCTTAATGCTGCCTTTGATTTTGTAGGCAAAGGTAAGAAGAAGAAGAAGGACGGCAATCCACAGCAATCCTCTGGCTTTAGTGGTAACACTCAAGGAGCTAACATCTCAACTGCAACTGCATTTGATCCTGGTCAACCTTATGTACCTGGTGTCCCTGGTAGTCCAGCAGTAGCTGCTATCGAAGGTAAGGATGCAGTACCAGGCAGAGTAGGTGTACCAGGAAAGGCTGCAGTAGCTGCTAAGAACCCACTGTCAATTACAAAGATGAGTACTGCTGCACGTGGTCCTAATTCATGGATGGGTGCAGGTGACTTTGATGGTAACCCTAATAACTGGGGAGCTAAAGATCTTATTGGTGCTTACCAAGCTGGTTACACTGAGCAAGATGTAGAGAACTTCCTGAGACAAGGTAATAATTTCTACCCAGATGGCTCAGGTTATAGAGCACTAAAGGAAGCCAAGAAAAAGATCTCCACACAGTTTGTTGGTAGACAGTATCACCCTGACTGGAAGAAAGATTATGACCCAGGTGGTCCAGCATCTATGTTTGGTGATGCCGACTTGCTAGGTAACCTAAAGGCAGGATGGAGTAAGCAAGAGATCCTTGAGTACCTTGATAACAATCAGCAAGTACTTAATGCTAATAATAAGAAAGGCGTTGCTGGTGGTATTTATGAGAAACTGAATGCTCAACGTTATGTAGCAGGAACAGATGCTATTGATGAGATCCTACCCATCGCACCAGAAGCAGCTATCCAAGCTGTAGCCGCTATCCCAGCAGTAGAAGC